TTCCTCAACCAAGTCCATGCCAAGCTGCATCATGTCAGTTTTTATCGCTGCAGTCCAGTCATTTACACCTTGAGTATTCCTATTGGCAATTTCAACTTGCCTCATAGCTGCCATGTACAGCAACATCGGATGAACTGCTGACCAGTAATTTTCATCTGTATCGTTGATTAACTCGGCTGAATAAAACAGTCCCTTAACCATGATTATCAGTTTCTCGTCCGTAGGCACGTTCACCAGTATCGCATTATACTCGTGAGCATTTCCAGCTGGTATATCTACATACCCGATAAAGGATTCCATATCCTTAACGGTTGCATTCTCTGGAACGTAACGAGATATGCAAGGTGAATAGTATAGTGGAGCACCTGGAGTACATAGACTCGGAGGGCCTGACATGTAACTATCATTCACTCCATTTACGTATCCAGCTATGATATCCTGCAAGTTTTTCTTTTCCAGCTGCCATCGTTCAGTAGTCGTACCAGCCCAAACTTCCTTAATCGCCCTGCAGTATGGAAACTGAACCGACCAGAATCCAAGCTCCATAATTCTATAGCAAGTACCCCATGACTTCTGTGTCTCATCAAGACGGTCGAGGAACTTCCTCCCTTCATTGATGAAGAAATCTGCGCCTGTATCAGCGAAGGTATCGCTAACCAAATCAAAGCGACCAGATAATTCACGAAACTTGGTACGAAGCTGAATTAAGTTCATCTAAATCTCCATTTTAAGTTAGCTATGGGTAGGTAAGGAGAACCCTACCCATAGCGTTTATAGGCCTGAGGAGGCTACAGATCGTTGTCCAGGCCGACTCCGTTGAGAACCGCACACTTCTGAGGAAGACCGAATTCGAGACCGCACTCGGTAAGATACTCCTCATTAGTACCATCAACCCGACGCTGCCCATAACCTTCTGCATGAGTCTTTTCTGAAGACTCACCGTAGAACTGTGTATCGTCTACGTATTTGTAGGTTATTTCCTTGGGCTCGAGAACCACACCCATGTGACGAGTGGTCGCGTCGTAGCTGAACAATGGATGAGTTTTGAAGTTCACTGTGCCGAAAGGCGTAACCCACGATCTCACATCCATACCGTAGGTTTTCGGAACCTGGTTGAATATAATACCTCCGCCACCTGCGAGGAGGTTGTTGGCGAGGGCCTGGATACCGAGCAAGAAGCCCGAACCGCAGAGGACGAGTTTATCACTCGCACCGTAACGGAAGATCTGCTCAAGCATGTTGTTCAGCCAGGTCTGTCCGCCACCAGCTGCGTTCCATGCCAGGCCTGCGTAGGTTGGGTTGAGAGAATAGTCGTCGCAGTTTGCAGCCGCGTACTGGCGGATGAAGTTGATCACGCCCATAGTGGTGCGCTCAGGTTTGCCGTTGTCACCGATGTTCTCGGTACGAATTCCCCAGAGGAAAGCAAGTTCCATTTCCCATGAGTGCATCTCGAGAGCTTCAGATTTGGCTTTCTGATACTGCTCACCTGTACGAAGCTTTGTTTTGCGCGCTGTACGAGTCAGCGAGAGAGGCGTACGGAAGATCTGTGTGAGGTTGTACACCTTGACAGGGTTGAGAGCGATTGCATCCGGCATCTCGCCACCCTCAGGGTTGATGTTACCGATGATCTTGAACGTGTCGCAGTCGGAAAGATCATGGGCAGGAGAGTTATCGTCGGCTTCGAGGAGCTTTATAGCAAGGACAGAGTTTACTCCGCCTCTGGTTACGCCCGTCACTTTACCGACAACATCGACTCGCCAGTCAGAAGCATCACGGAGAAGAATCTGATGCCCTTCACGGATACGGTTTGCAAGGACAGTTGTCATCTGGATGTAGATTACATCTCCAGCGACACCGCCAGTTACGTAGGGAACGGAAAGGTCAGGGAGAAGATATACCCCAGCGACTGCACCGCCAACAGCTGTCTGCTCCTGTGTCCACCAATGGAACTGTGGGTCGTCCACAGATTCCCCTCCCATCATTGAGAGGATAGCGGTCAAGGGAGCCATACCGTTAGGATACAGATAAAGAATCTGTTGTCTCCAGTTCATCGGACGCTGGTCAGTTACCCAGTCGCCCGTACCACGCATACCTAAGAACATGTTAGTTACCTCCTTTTAGAATGTTTGCTGGCTATTTGTAATCATAGCCGTATTCGTACACAGTTGTGATCGCAGCCAGAGGATGCCAGAACAGGCCATCACTGTACATCAAGAGACGGTCGCACTTCTCGTCGAGCACTATGTCAGCCCAACATTCAGAATCGTCCCTGTCAGTAACTGTGACGGTGTTAGTTCCATCTGCCTCTCTGACCACAATGGAGTAGAATCTGCCTTTGGCTTCTGCTACAGGCGGAAGGACCAGAACTATAGGTCCTGTCGTCTGAGATGCAGAAGGCCGAACAACGTAGTCACGGGTAGTCATTTCGACGCTAGCTGCAGGGTCGATATATTTGTCGACTACCTCTTTGTCATGCTGTGCACCCCTATCTTCAAGACTCATTTCACTACCTCCTATTTTAAAGTATCGTTCATCGCTGCGATTTCAGCCTGCATCGGTGAAAGATCTGGTTTGGATGTGTCGCCTGGTCTTTTACCTCCACCTTTGGATGGAAGTTTCGGAGGGCGATCTGCCGGTGGTTTTGGTTTTGTTGCGAGCTTTTGCAAGTTAAGCCGCTTGCGGGCTTCGTCGCCGACCTGTTCGAGAATCTCTCCGTATTTTTTGTCAGGGTTCTGTGAGGAGATGTCTTCGAACACAGCAGCAACAACTCTTTTGAAGGGCTGAAGGTCTGCGTTTTCAGCGTAGAATTTGTCACTTTCTTCTTTCAATGTGTTCAGTATAGTGATGTTGGTTTTCACTATGTCAGGAATAGACAGCAAGACACTCTCACTCGTGATAGTTTTGGAGTCTGTAACTCCTTTCGAGTAGACTGTGTTTAACAGTTTGTTGAGAGTGTCCTTGTCACTGGTTAGAAGGTCGAGGTCAAGATCACCAACGAAGTCGTGCTCTTCGAGTGTGATAGGAGTAGGTTTCGGCGGAGGTGGAGGTTCAGGAGGAGGAGTAGGAGTCGGCGGAGTCTTCGGGCCTTCATTGAGCTGCCTACGAAGATCATCGATGATTTTGTCTTTGTCGTCAGGTTCAGGTTCGGGCTCTGGTTCTGGTTCAGGGGTCGGTTCAGGCTCAGGCTCAGGTTCTGGAGTAGGCTCAGGTGTAGGTTCTGGCTCAAGCTCCGGTGCAGGTGCAGGCTCCTTACCTTCAAAAGTATCCAACATACTGTCGATTTCACTCTTTACATCTTTTGGTTCAAGATCCATTGTTAGCCTCCAAGTTTGTTTAATTTTAAAACGATCTTATTTCAGGGCTATCTGTCTACTTATCTCCTTCCAGTAACCCTGAACGGTAGAGCCATCACCTCCTATGTTTACTAATGCTAAAACATCATTGGTCTGAGCAGCGAGCGTTGAGAGGGCTGGGAGCTGATTGAGATAAATAGCTCCGTTAAGCGCAAGGCCGTCGACTATGCCTATGTTATTGTCTTGGAAGACAAATACCTTTACTTGTCCCTGAGTGCCACCAAGGATGGTTGAGATATTGACAGCAGCGATAGCATCAACGACTACTATCTCAAATCCATAACTGCCAAGGTCAGTACCTACAGTTAATGAAGTCGTCCCTGCAGGGATTGTTAAGTCAGTTACTCCTACATTTCCAGTGCCTGAGATTGCATTGACAGCTGCACGAACTTCCCTGATATATGTAGGGAGAGCGCTGACGAGTTCTACATCAGTTGGTTTTGTCGCGTCCATCTTTATCCTCCTTAACTTCTAAAAGACTCATGAAGACATCAAGAATGCTCATCATGTAGTCGACAGCTTTAATCCGTCCGTTGAGGTCACCTAGGTGAAGTAAGACAGATGCCGTTGAAGGGTTGCTTTCAGCAGCGTCGTCAACTATGGAACCTCGCTCGAGTTCGAATCCAGTTCTCCAAGATTCAAGTTCTCTGACTATGTCAGCCCAGAGGATTGATTCTTTAAAAGATTCAATTTCGCTTTTAGTCGTTCTTAGTTCTATCTGTTCCATTATTGAACTCCTGTAGGTATCATGTTACCTTTCTGTACTTCATTCATTACCTGCTCATCAGGCATTGAAACAGCCTGCATACGATTGATGTTGCGTCTGAAGTCCTCTACATTCTTAGCTCCGAGTTGCTGAGCTATGTACATGAAGATACGAGTTACATCGAATTGCTGTGCGAGTTCCTGGTTCGTGCCTATAGTTTTAAACAGCTCAATCCATGAAGAGCTGAAGTTCCCACCAGGGATTGAACCATCCCTTGTGATTAAGTCATAGTTAATAGCCATGTCAAAGGGAGTTACCTTAACACGGCTTTTGTTTCCGAAGGTTGCTTGTAGTTGATCTGCATAGCGACCTACTACCTTTACGTATGTATCTTGAGACATGTATTGCTGAGTATGTACAGCAAACATGGTGCCTATGTCTTGCATAAACTGCATACCGATTATCATAGCGATACGCTGAAGTCGGCTGATTGCGGAGCCTCGAGTACCTTGGAATTCAGCACCGGTTAGACGCTCAGGACCACCTTGACGGAGAGAACCCTGCATAGACTGATCAGCGCCAGAGATGCGGTCCATCCACTGAGTGATGTAGGCTGAATCAGCTATGTTTGCACGAGTAATGTCATTCACTTGTAATTGCTGAACTACTTTATCAACTCCACGTCCCCAAGCAGGACGACGCAGACGGATGAGTTTGCCAGGTTGAGGGTCTTTTAAATCTTCAATGTTGACCAGGTAAGGGTCGACTATTAGCATATCGTTGATAGCTTTCTTCACATTAGATACATGAGAGTTGAAGAGAAAATCTAATGTATGCTGTAGACCATATAACACCTCCATCCGACCGATAGGTGTGATTGAGTATCCATCGTACTCAGGAGACGCAACTCCAATAGGAAACATCCCGTGGTTGTGTTCAGCTTGATCACACGCTATAATCACATCATCAGAGGCAAGTTCAAAGTACCATTTTTCAGGAGTTTCACTCGCTGACAGCCCCCAATCTTTTGGAATGACTTTGATGTACATTCTTATACGGTCGATAGGAGTTAATGTATTAGACATTGTTCTGTTCACATCAGCCGAACCACCATGTTTCAGTTGCCTATCACTCTGGTCGAGTGCAAGTGTCGAACGTTTGTCTTTTTTGCTTTTTAGATACTTAACGTTGAAAAGAGAACTGTTAGGTTGATTCTCTTCACTTAACAAATCCATGTAGTTTCCACGTTCAACCCAGCCTACGAACTCACCTTTTTGAATATCTACACTTGACACAGACGGGTCTGGCAGCCACATGTAAGGGTCTATGTTACTCAAAGCGTTGCCTTCGAAGAGGAGTGAATCTACCATTGAGACTGAGTCTTGAGAAGATTCTCCAAGTTCAGACTGAGTAATTACAGATGATTTTACAGGCTTCTTCCCATATTTCATAGTCCATTCAGGTATGCCGATACCTACTCCATATCCAAGAGAATCACGAAGAACTGTGTGAACAGCAAGAGGTACTTTGTTCTTGATACAATGGAGTCTGATTAACAACTCCATTAACATAGCACCTTCTGTGTCGTCATCTTCTACCCCTTCATACTGAAACATAGGGTCTTGGAAGAAAGCCATTGAGAGGTAAGTTAACAGCGCTTCGAGCATTGAGTAGCTGTATGGAAATACTATCGACACAGGACGTGTTGAATCCTTTGATTTGGTTTCTTCTTCTTTATCCTTTAAAGGGATGTAAGTTGTTAAGGTTTTGTCTATCTCCCTCCAAGATGAAAAGCGCTTAGATATCTCATTACGAGATTCTCGAGCGCGCTCCCAGATCTTATTACGAAGCTTGGTGTGAAAATCGCTTCCAGGCTTAAGATCGAGATCGTTGGGATATTTATAGTCGTAGTTAGTTCTACTATAAACATCGTCTTTCCATGAAGAAGGGTCACCTTTTACAATATAAGGCATTTTAATCTCCTAAGCTTTAACATACATTATAGTTATCATTATGTTCTTTACTCCACCTAAACGATTTTTAATAGTAAGTGGATTCTGTGCAGCTGCTGTCCCAATACAAAGTTTTGCGTCTGTATCTGCATTTACTTCTATGTCTGCTGAAAACCCTCGAAGT